TCTTCGTCCACAAGAGTACTACAAGTTAATCACTGGTGGTGCTGGACAGCTTGCTATCTCTACTTCTGCTGTCAATAAAGACGTCGGAGGTGTAGGAAGCATCGCTTCTGGGTCGATCCCTCAAATCGCAGGTATCACAATCTACAAATCCAACCACATCCCATCGACTAACTTGTCTGCTGTTTCTACTGGTGACGGAGAAGCTGCTAACGACGTGTTCGGTGGAAGCGGAGTAGGATATAACGGAAACTTTACTAACACGCTTGGTGTTGTTTCTCATTCTGCTGCTGTTGGAACTGTTAAACTGCTCGACTTGGCTACTGAATCTGAGTACCAAATCGAACGTCAAGGTACACTTTTCGTTGCGAAGTACGCTATGGGTCACGGAGTTCTCCGTCCTGAGTGTGCTATCGAACTTCAGAAGTAACCACTCTCTCGGTGTTGGGAGGTCTGTGATTCGTTCCGCTCCCTTCTACCGAGTATTTTTATATTATGGCTCTGACAACAAAACTTAACGCAGTAAACACGATGATTAGCGTCATCGGAGAAGCACCCGTCAACACACTAGGAGGGACAGCTGTACCAGTTACTGTTGTTCAAGCTGAGTCCACATTGGATGAGATGAGCAGAGCCATTCAGTCAGAGGGTTGGCATTTTAACACCGAGCACGAATACACCCTTACCCCTGACGCATCAACATCTAAGATAACACTACCTAACAATACGTTACGTGTAGACTTAGACCCACAAATTTATACAGATAGTGATCCAGTACAGCGTGGACTAACCTTATACGATAGGAAGAATCACACGGATGTATGGACTAAGGAGGTTAAAGCCTCCATTACTTTTGAGTTGGACTTCACGGAAATACCTGAGCAGTTCCGACACTACATCACCGTTAAAGCTGCACGTGTGTTTGCTAATCGTTTCCTTGGTAGCCGTGAGATAGAAGGCTTTGCATTACGGGACGAGATAGAAGCAAAAGCTAGAGCAATAGACAGCGACTCCGAGAACGCAGACAGGACGATATTTGACGACTACAGCGTGTTACGAGTGCTAGATAGATAATGCCGTTATTAGTTAACAGCGTACCTAACCTAGCTCAGGGCGTATCACAACAACCAGACAATCTTAGGTATCCCGGTCAGTGTGATGAGCAGATAAACGCTTGGGCTACTGTTGTTGAAGGGTTAGTAAAACGTCCGAATAGTCGTCACGTTGGTAAGTTGTTTACAAGTAAAGTAAGTAACGACGCTTTTGTACAACTTATAGATAGAGACGAGAATAAGCAGTTTGCAGCAGTAATAGACAACGTTTCTATAGCAGGTGTACCTACAGGAAGTTTAAATTTGTTTGATCTAGCTGACGGATCGGAAAAGACGGTAACTATAACAACAGACGCACAGACTTATCTTGATGCTATAACCACACCACGTACTGACGTTAAAGCGTTAACTGTTGCTGACTATACATTTATAGCTAACAAAGAACAAACGGTATCATTAGGTAGCACGACATCACCTGAGTTGCCTTATCATGCGTTAGTGTTTGTTAAGCTTGGTGATTACAGTAAAGACTACAAGGTAACCATAGATGAAACTAATGTGTATCTATACAGCAGTGGAGACGGACAAACAGCAGGAAGTGCAGGACCACCAGCAACAGGAGATTCAACACGCAACTCAGCGGGTACAGGTAAAGATGCTGACACTGAATACATAGCTTCTCAGATATTTGAAACAATAACATCAGGCGGTGTGTCTGGTGCGGTAACAGGTGTAGCTATATCAGACGGAGGTAGTAGTTACGAGTCTGCACCCACTGTTACATTTACAGGTGGTGGTGGTAGTGGAGCAGCTGGATACGCTGTTATTAACGGCAGTAAGAAAGTAGACTCTGTGGTGATGACTAATAACGGTAGTGGATATAGTAGTCCTCCTACAGTTACGTTTACAGGAGGCGGTGGTAGCGGTGCGACAGGTACATCAATACTAGGAACAACTTCAGGGTTTGGTGGTGCGGCTACTCTTCGTGGTAATGTTATAAAGATAGGATCAACGTCCGACTTCACGCTACAAGTATCAGACGGTTTAGCTGACCAAGGACTAGGTGTTGTTTATAAAGAAGTAGCTAGTATTACAGACCTACCGATAGAAGCATTTAATAACTTTCGTGTTAAAGTAAAAGGGGATACTGAGCTTGTACAAGATGATTACTACGTCAGATTTAAGACGAAGGACGATGCTGAGTTTGGGCATGGTTCTTGGATAGAGGATGTAGGATACGGTGTAAAAGTAAGCATCAATGCTACAACCATGCCGTTACAGCTTAAACCTGACGACACTACATTCAATAACTGGACAGTGGATACGACTAATTGGTCTAACAGAACAGCAGGTGATGACGACACGAATCCAGCTCCTACGTTTGTTGGTAGTAAAATAAACGACATCTTCTTCTTTAAGAACAGACTGGGACTGCTAACAGACAGTAGTATTATATTTAGTGAGTCTGATGAATACTTTAACTTTTGGAGGACCACGGTCTTATCGTTGTTAGACAGTGCACCCATAGACGTAGGAATAGCACACACAAAAGTATCGTTGTTAAAACACGCAGTGCCATTCCAAGAGAAGTTATTAATCTTTTCAGAAGGCACACAGTTCGTTCTTCGTGGTCAGGATTTGTTAACACCTAAGACAGTAAGTATTACACCAGCTACTGAATACGACGCTGACGGTACTATCAGACCTATCGTTCTTAACAACTACGTATACTTCCCGTTCAAACGTAATAGTTATGCCGGGTTGACTGAGTATTACGTAGATAACGACACTAACATATTTGACGCAGCTGAGATAACAGCACAAGTACCAACGTACATAAAGTCTAACATTGTTGCTATGGCAGGTACTTCTGTTGAGAATGTTATTGCTGTTGTTAACGATCAGAACCGTAAAGAGGTCTGTGTTTATAAGTTCTTTTGGCAGAATAAAGAAAAGATACAGAGTGCTTGGCAGAAGTTTACGTTCAGTCGTGATGTTGTATCGTTAGGATTTATAGAGTCTAATCTTTACTTAGTAACAAACGACGATACCTCTACCTATTTAGATGTGTTACCTATGGAGAACGACCTGCAAGACGATAACGGATATACGTTGTTGTTGGATAGTAGGATAGAAGGAAGTACTTTATCAACTAGCGTAAGTAACGGAACAACAACGATTAGCGGGTTTCCTTACGATCCAGTAGATGTTGAGGTATACAGTAAGACAGGACACAAGTACGCTTTTACTAGGACTTCTGCAACAGAGGGTACGGTTAGTGGTGATCTCTCTTCTACTGACTTCTTCGCAGGCATCCCGTACGATATGTTGTACAGGTTCTCCGATCAGACATTGAAACAACCAACGGAACGAGGAGGACGATCTGCATCTGATTACACCTATCAAACAATCCGTAGTGGTAGTCTTAACTATGCAGACACTGGACACTTTATCGTAGAAGTAACACCTAAGTTTAGAGATACATACACGTATGCATTTAACCCTGACATCCTTGGTTCTAACTTAACACTTAACAGTTTCACACCACAAGACGGACACTTTAAGTTTTCAGTACAAGGACAACCAGAAGATACAACAATTGAAGTAAAGAGCAGTTCTGCCTTGCCAGTCAAGCTGTTAGCTGCAGAGTTTGAATCTATGTTTATACCGAGGAGCAGAAGATATGGGTCTTAGAGTGAAGCCAGCACAGCCTGATATGGATGCCTTTGAGTTGTATGACGACATGAGGGAAGAGGACATGATGGAGTGTATCGGTCTTATGCATCACCCAAAGGACGCAGTTAACATATCGTTTCAAAACAGTATCAAGTGTTACTCCCTGAGAGACAACGACGGTTTATACTGTAGCTTTGGAGTAGTTCCTAACGATAACGTAGGAGTTGTATGGCTATTAGGCACACGTCGTTTAGCCAACGCTAAGAAGTATTTTGTACAGCATTCACAACAATGGATCGACGAGATGATGCACGGCTTTGACTTTCTGACGAACGTGGTAATGAAGACTAATACGTTGAGTATGAGGTGGTTGAAGTGGTTGGGTGCTGAGTTTAGCGATTGCCAGTACGACGGGTATATGTCATTTATATTAGAGAGGAAGTAAACGATATGTGTTATCCAATGGTATTTGCAGCGTTAGCAGTCGCATCAGGGACAGCTCAGTATAT